TGGGATTGGTGTTGGCGGTTCGATTGGGTGGATCTCTGTGACGTTAAATCTGTAGGCGATAGACTCGTCAGAGCCGCGCTCGGTGATCACGAAGAATCCCTCGTCGGTCACGTAAATATCAACCGTTGCCATCGGCGTCGGAAGTGGTCGCGACGCACACCCTGCGCAGTGTATCAGGATTACGGATACAGCAAGTACGGCGGTGATGATGCGGTCGGTCATTCTCGCGGTATCTTGGCGATTTCAACGGTCAGCCCGATCACGGCATCAGTCAGTTTTTCGGTGGCCTTTTTGCCGTCCGCTTGCGTTTGCAGGATCGCGTCAATCGTCGCATCTTGTCGCTCGTCTGCCATGCTGCTCGCCTGCACGGCTTTTTTGAGGTCGCGGGCTTCGGTGCCTGCGTAGATCGATACCATTCCCAAAAATAGTAGCGATCCTACCAGTATTAAGCTCGCGTATTTGTTCGGGATTTGGGTCGTGTCGGATTGGCTTGTCATGGTCTTAAATTGTTTGCTCCTCGTTCCAGCCTTCCGGCAGCGTTTCAACCAGCGCAGCAACCTCAGTTGCGGTTAGGCTGTGATGCACTAGTTCACCTGTTGCCTTGCCGTTTTCGTCTAGCTCATCACGCGGCATGTCACACTCATCTACCATCAGCGCGGCGCGTCCGTCGTCGGCAACCGACATAGCCCACCAGTAAAGCGGGTCGCCTGGGATCGCTACGGTCAGCCCGCATCGGCGTAGGTATTCGCTGTGGCTGCGGGCTTGGGCTGCGGTGACGTTTGGGAATGGTAGGTGCATTAGGCGAGGGTGATGTTAAATTCTTTGGCAAGAGCGGTTTCAATGGCGGTTCGCTGAGTAGATTTGTCTGCAGTATACAAAAACAAAGCTTCAATATTTCCGCTAAAAAATGAAATGTTAGACCCAGCATCATTTAATGCGCCAATTGTAAAACCGTGGGTAGTATTATTAACGGCTTGCGATTGTGATTCGCTAATAATACTTGTGCCGTTTTTATGCAAGGATGAGGTTGATCCGTTATATATAAACGTTGTTAAATCAATTTCACTTGACCCTTCCGAAGCCGTAAATTGATTGTTTGCTACGCCGATGCGGTAATCGCCCGCTAACTCTGACAAATAACTTCTTTCGTCATTACTATCTCTGGCTCCAAAAACCATGCCGTTACCGGAGCCGTTAAAAGACACAGAAAACGCAGTTAAAGTGGCAGGAGGAATAACCGAAGTTTCTAAATGCTGACTAGCTGAACCTAAAAAGTTTAATCCATCAGCTACCAGCGTGCCAGCAGAGACGATCTTAGGCATATCCGCCACGGTGTCCTGTGTGGCGTCGCGATGATTGCCTGATCCGTCATACCAAATGTATACTAAGCCGTCGGCACTTGTGCCAAATGAACGAACCCACGCCAATAATGTGCCGTTCAGAACTTCAGGCGCGGTAAATGATCGCAAAGTGCTAGTCACTGATTCCTGCACCCGAACCACGGGGTTCATTACACCATGCACGAACCCGCGCTTGCTGCCGAGGTCGGCTAAAAAGTAGGCTGCGGACAGGCCGTTGCCGAAGCGACTTACAAACGAACTGCCGAAACTGCGGACGATGCCAGTGACTGTCGGGCGGACGATGCTGCGGACTATGGGCTGTAATGGCATTAGCGTAGATCGCGGAAGGTTACGATTGAAACGATCACGCTGGAAGAACCGCCGGCGTCGGTCATGGTTGCGCGAAACAGGCACTTTGCCACATCGATGTTCTCGGCTTTGTTGGCCGTAGCTGCAAACGCCGTGCCGTTAGAGTCAGTCAAGTCGTGGTATGTGGTGCCGCCGTCCCATGACGCTTGCATGGTTACAGTCGCGCTGTCGAACGTGCCAGCTGCGGAGAGTGTGTAAGCGCCGTTCGCGGCGATTGGTGTGGTGCTGCCGTTGGCAGTGAGTGCGGGAAGTTGGCTCATCGTAGTGTATTAGGATTATGGATACGTTTTGTCAAAGTGATTCGCGTCGGTCGGCTACACAGTGAACGCCGTGTTGGTGATTGCGGAACCGCCTGCCAGCGTGATGTCGGAATCAACCGCGTGAGTCTGGTTGAGCGACCCCTGAACGTAGACGGTTTGCGCGGCTGGCGCGTCGATGCTCTTGCCGGTGCCTGTGCCGTCCTTAGCCGTGATAATCGTGCAGTTCTTTAGCTGCACGTTGCCCGTGACGCCTGTGCCGTAGTTGATGCCCTTGGTTGCGCCGTTGGTTGCGACGGTTGTGGCTGTGAGGTCGAGGTCGACGGCGTTGAGTGTGCCGCTCCAGCTGTTGGCGAGGTTAACGATCACGCCGTTTGACTGGGTGGACTCGATGCGTCCTGTGATGGTGAGGCTGCCTGAGTTTACTAGTCTGATTGGTCGGTCGGTTAGTGTAAAGTTTGCGTCAGTGACGGTTATCACGCCGCCAGAGCACTCAATATAAGTGCTTGCGTTGCCAGCGGTTATCACGCCGCCATTGCACGAAATACTAGTGCCTGCGTTGCCAGCGGTTATCACGCCGCCGGAACACTGAATAAAAGTGCTTGCGTTGCCAGCGGTTAGCACGCCGCCATTGCAAATAATAAATAATACCGAATCCATCCGCGCAAAATTCATTACCGCGCTAGCATGATTGCAAATAAGCAATTTCGCCAATCCGCTCCCGTAAATAGTAATCCCTGTAGTCACGTTAAACGCTGGCAACGTTGCGCCGAGCTGCCCGACGTAAGCTACGCCATCCACGCCACCGAGCGCGGTCTCTGCGCTGTAGTCGCCAGCAAACACCGTGATCGTGTCGCCGCTCACCGCCACTGCCTGCGCTGCGTTGACCGTGAGAAACGGCTTGCGGATGTCGTGGTCGTCGAGGTCGGTGCGGGTGTCGGTGCCAGTCTTGGCGACGAATATCGTATTGCCGATGGGGTTCGGTAGCGCAGCTGCAATCAGCTCGTTGGTCTGTGCGACTGTTACCGCGCTTGGTAGGCTTGCGCCAGTGAATGAGCTAGTGTCGGCTACGGCTGGCAGGATGCGGCAAGGAACGGAGCAAAGGATGGTGTCGTCGGCCTTGACCTCGAACACGACTTGAGCGCTTGAGTCGTCGTTGAGCAGTTGCGCCACGCGGGCGGTTGATGCGTCGAGCGTGCCCGTAAACGTGGTGCCCGCTGCTGTCCATGTCTCGCTGTAGATTGCGGGCTGCCGGGCTACGCGGATTATCTGCTGGCAACGTATGGTTGGCGTGCCGGTCACGTAGAGGTTTGGGATGACGCCAGACTCAGGGAACAGGTTGAGGCTTTCGGCGGCCAGCGCATCTTGAGCGCCAGCGGTGTCAAAGATAATGAGCCACATGCCGTCACCGAGTTTCTGCGCCCTCACCTTGTCGCCGTATGGCCCTGCGCCGGAGTTCATGCGGTTGAGCGCCGCCTCAAGCGCAGAGGCCGACGCGCCGAAGCTGATAGCCTCTGAGGTGATTGCGCCAGCGGTCAGGGTGAACTTGCCAGTCTTGGCGGTGCCGCCCCGCACCGACACGCCTACGCGCATTGCTACGGCTGCGTCACCGCTGCGGCTGTCGTAGCTGCCGTCGGCATTGATCAGGTGCAAGATGTAGTCCTGATCGGCACCCTGCACGAACTCGCGGATTCGGGCGGACTCAGTGGGCCGCTTGGTGCCTGTTACGATTGCAGTTTCGAGGCTGCGGGCGACGGTGTTAATGTAAAGGTCGATTGCCATTGTGTATCCATAAAACGGATACGGCGGCAAATGTCAATCTTGCGTTTACTGCGGCGCAATGGCGAAAAGCACTTCCGTAGACGCCTCGCTCTTGATATGTATTACTGGACTGACTGCGCCTTGTTGGCTCGTAGTAATGCTTCCCTATCCCGTATCACCGTCAGTCGCGTCTGTGCGCGTGCTAGTGAGATGCCGCTGCGTATTGTGCTCATGGTGTGGGTGGGTTAAGTGGGTAGGCGTAGAAGTCTATCGAGGTTAAAGAAAACGATGAGTCATCATTCGACGCGGTCATGGCAGTAGCGTCGGCGGCGGGTGCGGTTGTAATGCCAGCGGTGCGCCATCTAGCATATACCCACCCAATAACGTTAAGCCCCGAAACTGTGGTATATGCGATATCCTGAGCAATGGTCTCAAAAACTGGGTAAGGTGACGATTCAAACGTATTGTCGTCGGTATATGAAGATATAGTAGCTCTTATCAATGAAGAATCAGATCGAAGACCTTCTAAACCCCATTCTGTAGAACTTCTAATGCCACTGTCATAAGGTTCTGATTTCAGACCGTAACCAACAAAATTGACCTCATCGGTAGTAACACCATTATACATGCGCACTATTCTTAGCAGCATTTCGATATAAATGGCCGTCTGGCTGGTAGCGTCGTTAGTCATAATGACCCGATTAAACATATCACTATTACATACTCTTTCTATCGGATTCTCTGTAAATGCAAGATGCGTTTGTGATGCTTCCACTGTAGTTGCGGTAAAACTCGTTTTTTCCATATTCCAAAACAAGTTCATTGCCGAAATGTATGACTCTTGGATTAGTGCATCAGATGTTGTTGGTGACACCTTGCTGACGCCTGACAGTGTGGTCCAAAAGTCGAAATTAGACACATCCACCTTTTGCAAACACGACGGGAAACCGTTGCCTGCGCCTCTAGTCATGAAATGTTGTGAGATTGATGCAGTCATTAGATTAAAATGTTAACCGGTTTGCCATCCACGCAGAGGATTTCTTCCCGAAATTGCCCATAGTTGGAAATCGTTACGGGGTCGCCGTCGTCGTTGGGTGCAATCACACGCAAGCGGTAGAGAGTTTGATCAGTTCCAGTATCGTCCCACAAGTCTTCCCCGTCATCATAGCTTACCAATTCAGGGTCAAATGCGTTGTTTGAGACTGCCAGCACGATTGACCAATAATCTTCAGAATCATAATCTTCTAAGATGTCGGCAACGGGAATGAATGTTTCGGTGAGGTCTGCCCATATTATATTCACTCCACTTAGGCCAGAACTGCTAACGCCCGGACTTGATTCTTTTGATTTGGAAATATTGAGTATAATCGCATCACCGGAGTAAGTAACTCCGTCGTTGTAATCATTTCGGCTGATGGAAATCTTAGTCGTGCGATTGACTGAGCGTATCAGCTTTTTCAATACGCTTCGGAAGCTTCCCCATCCCTTCACTTCATCTTCGTTAATAATCATTTGGCTGCGGTCTTGTGGGTTTCCATAACGAAGATATTTCCCATATATCGATTGACCCTGACGTCAACATTTTTGAGGGTGCCACTCGCAACATCTGAAGCGTAAGAAGAAGCACTCGGCGTAGTGACACCAACCGAATATCCCCCTGTAAATGTGTCGCCATTTAAAGCCTTAGCATTAGAGAATGATCCGCTTCCGCCGTTGGTTACGAACCCGGGTTGTGATGATTTAAAAACAGTGCTAATCGTTGGAGGCGATGAGGCTAGGAAATATACGTAATCAATATACAGAGCCCCAGCGCTTGTGTCTGAAGCTTTGTCCTCTCGGTATTCCCATAAGCTGTCCGAGACAATGGCTTCAGCATCACCGGTCGCTGGCGGCGTGTAATAGACACCCTGCGTTGATGGGAAAGTGAAGTTTACAGATCCCGAAAACACGTTCGCTCTGTCTGCTGGCACTGTCGAAAATTGACGTGTGAACGTCATTAGACCGCCGTCCGAATCTGCAAAAGAAATGTCTCCAACAAAATAAGCGTTCCCGTTTGCGAATGGCGGATTGACTATTTTAGAGCTTGTCGCGTTTGCCAATGTGTCGGTTAGCGCAGGGACTACGTAATCAGCCCGAAGGCATTTACACTGGATATTATACACAACATGGGTTAGGTCATTTACGGACTGTAGCGGATACTGAGGGTATCCGCCTGTCGATTTAACGCCTGTGATTTGGTGATTGTATGGTATGCTCATTTGAGTAATTCCGTTTCAATTATCTTCAAGGATCTTGCTGACTCTTCAGCAACGGTCAACTGTTTGTCTGGCTTTGACCCCCCGCTTTTTGTAGATTGATTCATCCCACTTGCCCCTTGTGCAGCACGGCCGCTCATGGTGTTGTTGCCACGCAGGGTTAGTCCGGCCGCGCGTTCGCGTTCATCCATTGTCGGAGCGGGGCCGAAGCGTGAGCCGTATCCGCCGAAGTTGCCCTGCACGCCGCCGACGCGATTCTTTCCGATAGACGGGTCTCCCGTATTGCTGCCGGGGCGTGAGCGTCCGGAGCCTGTAGCTGTGGTTGATGATGAGTCTGCGTTGCCGCCGCCAGTTGATCCGCTGTCCCCCGCCAACTCAGCTTTGACCTGCTTGTTGGCTATGATGGTAGCTTCGCGCTGAGTCGCTCCAGTTTCCTTCATTATTTCGAGGATTCGCTCGGCTAGTTTGATTCGGTTATTCAGTGCCGTTGCTAGTTCATCTTCACCCCTAGTTTCAGCTTTGAGGGCGGCAAGCTTCATCTTAATCAGTTTTTGCTCAATTTCAAACTGGGTTCCTTTTCCGTCGCCTCCTATTTCGTCGGCCTCGATGGCTGCGGCGACGGCTGCTTTAATAACTTTTACTAGTGCGTCTTCGGATTCATTTGAGGCTCCCGTAATATCGTCAATCGCTTTTTCAATGATCTTACTGCTCTTGCCAACGGATTCGCCCAACACTTTAATTCCCGACTTCGCAGAATTTTTAAGTTCAGTTGCCGCAGCTTTTAGTTTTTTGGGTATGTCTAATATTTCTTGTGCCGTCTCAGATGCCGCAGCCTTGGCTTGCTTTATCGATTTTTCCGCGCCGTCAACGTCCCCTGACAAAAATTGAGAAGTTGCTTTTATCGCTAACCCTAAAGCTTTTAAACCTCCAATTGCAGGAGTCACTGCCGCTGAAACGACTGTGCCTAATGCTTTGCCGAATGCTATGGCATTTGCTGCCGCAACTCCTACGATGTCTCCAATGAATCCAAACCCTTGCCCTAATATAGTCAGGGCAGGGATGACTTTGGTCAAAAACGTTCCCGCTAATACGGTTCCTCGCTTCTTAAACACATCCATTTTAAGGTTTACTTTCTCAAGCTTTTCCTGCTCAAGATCGCTCATAATCAATCCCGATTCTTCGGCTTGCTTACCAAACTCTTCAAAAGCTAATCCACCTTCTTTAAGTAGCGGTGTAAGTAGCGTCGCATCGCTAGCAATCGCCTCCATAAAAAACGTCATTTCAGATTGCGATAAATTAGCGCGGTCAATCGAGTCGTAGTAAAGTTGCAGAGCTTCCGGCCCGCTAAGGTCGCGAAACATGTCAGCGGTCACTCCTATCTTCGGCGCAATGTTTTCAAAAAAGTCGGCGAGAGGCCCACCGCCCGTTTGCAGGAAATCGCCAATCTTGTCGCCAGTGTCTTTGAAAATGTCAGCTAGTTTTTGCTGGTCAACGCCAACCGTTTTTGCTCCGAAAGATAGTCGTTGGAACTTTTCTGGAGTCGTGTTTGCCACTCGCGCTAAATTGCCAATCTCACGCGCAGCATTTAGTGAGCTTCTTGCAAAAAGAGCAAGACTCGCAGCGGCTGCTGCAAGTCCCATCTTGGCGAGTTTATTAGCTGCGCCGAGCGCGGACTTGCCGAAACGGTTGATTGCGGCTGTCGAACGCTTGATGCCGCCCTTAAACCCAGAATCGTCTAGGTTGAATTTTACTGTTATGTCTTCGCGTGCCATTATTCGGGTTCCTCGGTCTTTGGTTCATTCAGCTTTTCTAGGATCGCGCTTGATATTTTTCGCAGCGAGTCCGGTTCAAGCGGGTCATACTCTGGCACCGTCGCAATACGCGCCGCCTTCTGGCACTGGAATATTTTACTCATAGGCCATTTGCAAATCGTGTCCGGCGTGCAACCGTATCGGCTGGCCAGCTCATCAGTCGCGCTGACGCATCCCTCGATCGCAGGCATCTTGTTACTGCGCTGCACGCCGCTATCCTTGGTTGCTGTTTGCGGTGACTCGTCGAATGCCTCCGCTACGTGCTCATATACGGCTGTCAGGACGTCTACTAGGTCGGAACGGCGTATTGCCCTACGGACGCGGCGCTTAGCCCACCACGCGCTCACCGTCCTACGGGAATCGTATGCTGTGCTGTTTCTCCATAGATAAGCGAACACGTCTGGCTCGCTTGGCTCGGTTGCGTTGACAAACGCGTTGCCGCTCACCTTGAGGTCAACCCAAGCTAGCATCGTCAACGGGTGTATCGAGATTCCTAATACAGACGAGACGCTGTAAACAGACGACCACGACATGAGGCGAGCCTCAATGATGCGCTCGCGCTCTAAGGTGTAATGCTCGCTGAGTTGGTTTATGGTTGGCATTATAGGTTACGAAAAACCCCCGCCCGCACTGGGCGAACGAGGGTTAAAAGCGGTTGTCGTTTGGTTACTTTACCGAGGCTGCGGGCTTCGGCGCGGGCTTTACTTCCTTCGCGAACCCTCCGTCAATGAGCTGCTGTGCAACCCCGTCGGAGATGGTGTGAACGGTGCCGACTTTTTGCCAGACTCCGCGAATGCTGCGTGTTTGTGTTAGTTCGATTGTCATAGTGTTAGGCTTGGTATGCGCTTAGGAGCACGGGCACCTCGAAAGTGTCGAACGTGTCCTTGTCGCGGTTATTGGTCACGCCAGTTGTAACGAGCGTAGAGGCAGTGCCGCTGCGATCGTAGTCGTAAGTGAAGCTTTCACCAGCGGGCGGAAAAGCGGTAGTAGTCAAGGCACGTTGCAGCGTCAGAGATCCTTGGATCTTTCCAGCGGATACGCGAATCATGAAATCAGCGGCGTCACCGTTTTCGTCGGTGCGCTCAATGACTCGGGTTTCTATTGAGGCGAGAGAAACGGCGTCAACCTTGTAGGCTACGCTGTTAATAGTGACGCTCTCAAAGCCTTGGGGCAGATCAGCGACTGATGGGAATGGAATAGCCATGGTATTATTTGGTTGGTTGTGAGTTTATAAAATGCGGTGTATCCAGAATCATGATACAGGCCACGCATTTGGCAAGATTGAAAATTGACCTGCAAAGTTGAGCGTCGTGATGTCC